GCGCCCGCATCGGCATAGCGCGCGAGCGCGAAGTCCGATCCGGTATTGCCCGACGTCTCTGTCGCACCGTCACCAAGCTGCAAGCCCCAGCGCGGCACCAGCGCGTTCGCACCGATCAATGGCGGGATGATTGACGGCGAGCTTCCGCTGAGCACCAGCTTGATCTGCGTCCCCGGCTTATTGAGGATCACATCGCCCGCGAAGGTGTCACCCTCGCGCGAGGCGAAGTTGAGCCGATCGCGCATCAGCAATTGCTTCGGCGCCGTGTCGGCGTCGAGCAGGTTCGGCGTGATCTGGTCGTCGACGATCGACGCGCTGCCGGCCTGCGCGAGCAAATCCCAATTCGCGCTCGGCGGCTGCGAGTTGGTGTTGACCGCCTTCGCGATATAGCTCGCGCCCGCGAGCGCGACGCCGTCGAGTGTCTGATAGGTGTCGGTGCTGTTCCAGTTGCCCTTCCAGATCAAGCCAGCCGGGCCGGCTGCGCCGGGCGTGCCGGGCGTGCCGGCCGGACCCGTTGCGCCCGTCGGTCCTACGGCGCCGGTGTTGCCCTGCGGACCCTGCGGCCCGGTTGCGCCGGTTGCGCCGGTTGCGCCTTGCGGCCCCACCGGACCAATCGGCCCCTGCGGGCCGCCCTCGATGCCCTGCGGACCTTGCGGGCCTGCGGGCCCGATCGCGCCCGGTTCGCCCGCCACACTGATCGACCAACCCGCGAGCGTGCCGACGCCATGCACCAGATCGATGTTCACGATCAGGTCTTGATTTGAGTACGACGTGACGACGCCTTCCTGCCACGAAGCCGCGTCGTGGCTCGCGCGCACGCGCACGCCGGGCAGGAAGCCGAGACCGAATTGCTGCATCACGTACAGCTTCGGGCCGAGCGAGAACGTCACGGTCGACTGCGACGTGCCGGCGACGATCGGACCACGCGGCGCGAACGGCGCAGCGACCACCGTTGCGCTCGGAAGCTCGACATCGTTGATTGCGATTATGGCCACTTCGTCACCCCTTCGATGATCTCAAGCGTCATCTGGATCACGACTCGATCGATGTTGTCGGCCGATGCCACGACGTCGCCGACATAGATGCCGGCGAACTTTGCCTTCATCGTCTCATAGGGAATGTTGATGATCAGGAAGCCGTAGTCGGGCGCCGAGCCGATCGACAGGCTGCCGTCGTCGGTCGACGCACTCAGGATCACTTCGTGATCGTCAGCCTCGCGACGCACTTCCATCTCGAAGCGGATGCCGCGCAGATCAAGCTGCGGATAGGTGTCGATCGTACCGCCGTCGACCTCGACAAGATATTTGAGACTGTCGATCCAGTCTTCGTTGTTGCCGGTCACCGCATCCAAGGTGACTTTCGGAATAGCGAGGATGTTCGTCGGCATCGGTTAATGCCTCACGCGTAGACGCTGCTGGCATCGATGCTCCCGGGGATATTGCCGGGCAGGAAGTCGGAGCCGCCGCCGCCAACCTTGATGATGGAATTGAACGCGGCGTTGTAGCGCTTGCCGTAGGCGCTGCCGGTGAACGTCATCCAGCCATAGGACATGGTGATCAGCCCGCCGTCATAGGCTTGGCAGAACGCGCCATCAAACGAAATGCCGTGCATATTCCACAGATGGAACCAAAGCGGCGCGACGAATGAACCGCCAAAGCACACGACGCAGTTGCCGATGTTGCTGTACCAGTGGATATAATTTCCCGTGACCACCGAGCCGCCGAACACCGCAATTCCGATGCCCATCGGAATGCCGGTGAAGGCGATGTCCGAAATGTTGAGCGACGCCTGATCATGACACTCGATGATGTTGGACGCCGAAGCCTGCCCAGCGACCGAGAGCCCGCTGAGCGTCACGTTCGCGCCGGACCCGGAGACGCTGAGCGTGACCGGATAGGACGACGATTGCGGAAACACCGGGTTGTTTGACAGCGTCGGCCCCAACAGCAGATAGGAGAGCATGTTCGCCGGATCGCCGCGAATGACGACACTGCCCGGCATGTTCTGGATGACGACTTGCCCCTGATAGGTGCCGGGCGTGCCAAGCTGGATCGTGACGGTGCGACCGCCGATCAGAAAGCTGTTCGCAACGTAGGTGACTGCAGCCTGAACCGTGCGGAACGCGGACGCGGCGGTGTTCGCCGATCCATCGTTCGCGTCGTTGCCGTCGGTGCGAACGTACAGCGTCAGGTCCGCTGTCAGCTTCATGTAGACCTGACTGCGCACCATACGCATCACTTGGAAATAGCTGACGTTCCAATTCAGCAAGAGGATTTCGTTGGCGACCAAATCCTGCGACTGCAGATGCGTGCCGTCATTGCGCATCACATAGTAGGGCGTGTTCGCGCCAACCTTGAGCGTGACCGGGCCCGTGTTCTTGCTGGCGACGCGGATCAAAAACAGATCGCCGGTGACCCAACTGGTGACGGCGGGTGCGAAGTTGCCAACCATCGCATTGGCCGCGCCAGTGTCCTGCGCATAGGGAATGTCGACGGTGTAATTGTTGACCGTGCTGGCGACCGCGCCGAGATAATTCGTAAGCTGGAACGACGTGCCGTCGTCGACCAGCACCGCGACTTGGCCGGCGCGCATATCGTTCGCTTCAAGCTGCGAACCTGAGCCGCGCTTGATCGGGCGGTTGCCGAGCGAGTTGACGTTGATGGTCGACGGGCCCGTGTTGTTGTGCGCCACCAGCACGCGCAGCGGCAGCCCCTGCCGGTATGCCGTGAGCGACGGATCGAGCATCGTCTGCAGCGCGTTCGCGGCGCCGGTGTCGATGCAGAAGTTGACGCCCTGAGAGCGCACGCCGCGCGTCAGTTGCTTCAGGTCGGCATCATCCGGCACAAGGCTGCTCGCCTTGATCAGATTGACGATCTCGCGTTGTGGATATTCGATCGAGGCTGCCGGCGGGATGCTGCCTTGCTGACCGATCGACGGATCGCCGTTGATGTAAGGATCATCGGCCCCGGGCGAACCGTATGGCGGTTGATATTTCATTTTGTGCTTCCCCTTTACGGTGTCCCTGCCATCGGATCGTCGCCGCTCAGCCCGCTGTAGTCGTAGACGATGTCGGTGTGCGCGGGCTTCCAGCGATCGAGCAGACATTCCAAGTCTTCGGCGATGCCGATGCGCAGATGCGGATCGACGCCGCATTCGGCTTCAGCGCATCGAAACCAAGTGAGCCGCGCGTTGGCGACCGAGACTTCCCAATAGAACCGCATCTCGGGAGGACCGATCTCCCAGCGCGGCTTGCCGTTTTCGTCTGGCGTGTTGCCACAGCGCGAGATGCCCACCATGAACGGCGAATGCTCGCTCACGTGGATGGTGACGCCGAGCCATGACGCGACTTGCTGAAACCACGCTTCCGATTGACCGCCGATCAGCGTCATCCAGAACACGAGGAAGCGCTGCCGCTCGCCGATGCTCATCCCGCCTTCAAGACACGGATCGGGCAGGCCCCATGCTCTTTCCCAATCGGGCAGAAGCTCGATCGTCTTGCGCGGATCGCTCTCGCGTTCGAGCAGATCGCCGGCGCGTCCGTCGACATAACCCCAATACTGCGCCAGCCCGTTGCACGCGCGCTCCAGCGTCGAGCCCGGCGATCGCGGCCACGCTTGCCCTTGTGGCAACAGGCTGAGAAACGAAACGGCGTAATCATCACCGGATCGTCGCACATGCCGATCAGGGGGCGGTGATGGCATAAACGATGTCCCCCAACACGCCCATGTGGCCCGGGCTCGGCATCACGTCGTCGGTGGCGATGCGCAGATTGAACGACACGACTCCCGGCGTGTTCATGATCGCCTGATATTTCCACGCGGCGTAAATCGTCTGTCCCGGCGCGGCCAAGCGAAACATCATGTCGATCAGGCTTTGCTCGATGCCGGCGCGGATCGCCGGCGTGTCGGGCGACAGGTCGTTGATGTAGACGTCGACGCGTCGCGGGATCGGCGCCACGACGAACACATCTTTCACCGCGACCGGGCGCACCGTTTCGAGATAGGCCGCAACCGCTTGCACGTCCGCGCCGGTCGGGAAGCCTTGGTTGGCGGCGCGCAGTTCATCCATCATGAAGCGCACGGTCACCGTGCCGATGCCCATCTCCAGCGGATAGCACCACGCGCGCGTGACGCCCGGGACCGCCAGCGTCCAGTTGACGTAGTCGTGCGCGGCGCCGCCCATCGGCGGCTGTTGGATGCGCAACAGGACGCGCGCGCGCAGATACTCATCGGTCTCGGTGTCGGTGCCACCGGCGAGCGTGCCCGCCGTCACGGTGACTTCGAATTCGCCGATCTGGTTGACCAGCGTCATCGCAGTGCCGGCCGGCAGGTTGCCGATCGTGCCGGCGTCGAGCGCGCGCACCGCCGCTTCCGTCGGCGCTGCCCCGATGATGAACTCGGTCAGCGTCTCATAGCCGACGTTCGCACCAAGCCCGGGCGCTGTCGCGGTCAGTTCGGTGCCGGCCGGCACAGTGACGCCGGCGGCGATGCTCTCGAAGATTGCGGTGCCGGTGGCAAACGTTGCGACCTTGCGGCCGATCGAGCCGTCGGCGTTCACCAACCAGATGTCACCGTGACGATCCAGCCATTCGGTTTCGGCAGTGTCGGGCAGAAGCTGCAGCGCGAGCCAATCGACATATTGCAGCGTGAGATGACAGAGCGCGCCCTGATTGTCCGAGAGCACGCGTAGCACGCTGTTGGGGATCGACGCATCGGCGCCCGGCAACGACGCGCGGATATAGTCGCGCACGACGCCGCGCACTTCCCGAAGCGTGGGTGTTGCCCAAGGCATATTTCAAATGTCCTGAAAGTGTTGGCTCAGCTTTCGATGATGCCGGCCCACAGCACCTGATAGCGAAGATCGACCGCGAGATCGGGCCCGCGATAGAGTCTGATCAGCGCCTGTATGCGCTCGCGCCCGACTTGCTCGACCTTGATGTCCATGCGCGACGCGATGCGCCGATCGATGAACGGCTGGATCGCCTCGCGAATGTAGTGATCGACGCGCGCGATCGTCGCGCCCTGTTCAGCGCCAGCGCCGGTGATCTTCTCGCGCTTGAGCAGCCACAGCCGCGTGCCGATCGGCCAGCCGTTCCAGATCGTTTCGGTTTCGTGGTCGCCCCACCAGCCCCGCCGGTCGGTCGAGTCGGGATCGGGCAGGCGATCGTTGCGCGTCGCCAGTCGATCGGTGCCGAGCGCGACGATCACGGCGGTAGCCAGCGCCTCGCTGCTGTCGAGCGTGCCGTCGTCCTGCAACAGCCAGTCGACCGACACTTCGGTCTGATAGGGAAAGATGCCCTGTTGAACTAGCCGGATGTCGGTCATGCGATCCGCGCCTCAAGCTCGGCGAGGCGCGCTTCCATCTTCGCAAGACGGGCTTCGAGCGCGTCAGCCTGCGCCTGCTTGCGCGCGACATACGCCTGCACATCGGGCGGAAGCTCAGCCGGCTCGCCGGCAACTGCAGGGTCGAATAATGACGGCCCGCTGCTCGGCGTGCCGGTGCCCCAATCGCCGTTGCCGGGCTTGAGACCATCCATCGCGATCACACGCTTCATCACATGGATGTCTTCGTCGAAATACTGCACGCCCTTGTGGCTGATGCTGCTCGCTTCGTTCTTGATGGTCTTGGCCTTGTGCTGCCATTCGTCTTTCTGCACGTCGTAATAGCCGACGACCTTGTCGCCGGCGCGAAACTCGATGCGGTTTTTGGTGCAGCGAATCTCGGTGTTGACCGTCTCGCCCTCGTGCTTGAAGTCCTCGTTTTTCTTCTTGATCCCGGCGACCTGTGCCGCCCATTGCTCGACGCTCAACGGCGGCTCGCCTCGCGCCTGTCGCGCCTCGTTGGTCTTTTGCTGCGACTTCTGGCGTTCCTGCTTTTTCTTCTCGACATGGCGCAGCGAAACCATGCGCTCCACTTTTTTCTTTTCGCCGCCGCCGCCGCCGCTCTCGGCGTGCTGCGTCGCTGTCGCCCCACCACCGCTGCCGCTGCTTTCCTCTTCGCTGTCGAGCGACAACAGGAACAGCCCGGTGCGGCGCATCAACGTCATCTGCCCGTTGTCGTCATACTGCGAATTCTCGCCCGGCTTGAGACCGAGCGGGCGGAAGCGGCGATCATCCATCATGGCGGCGAT